GCCTTGGTAGGAACCCTCAAGCTCCTTCGCAAAATCGCGAAGCTCCTTGTCGATGAGTTCAACTACTCGGAACTCATCCGTGTTCCATAGACCTTTCTCCTCGTCCCACACAGCCACGAATGAGCCTCCCTGAACGAGGATATCGGTAGATCTTGCGACTCGGAAGTCGGGGTAGATCTCCACAACCCCATTCTTCGAAGCCCGCTGGCGCGGGGTTACGAAATCCACTGCTTCTCCTAGATAATATACTTCTCCTGATTACACCACATCGAGAGTTGATCAAGAAGGGACGTCTCCGACGGGTCGATGAGACCTCGACGGTTTGGGAATATACCTCGGCGGCCAAACCGATCGTAATTCCTCTCTACAACATCGCGAACCTTAGCGCTAATGGTCTCGCCGTCTGTGTTGTAGTTAATGTCGAGGTTCCTCATCAGAACCCTAAATGCGGTAGCGGGGCTATCATCCCTACCACCAATAGTGGCGTCCATTCGATGAGCAAGTACTACGAGCACCTCGAGCATGGTTGCGTAAATCGGGTCGTCACCGTCATACACGTAACCAGTCTCGTACTCGTAGTAGTCGCGGAGTGCTTTTCCGTCGGACTCGAGATTACCGTCCAACTCGATCCACCATTCAAATGGTAGTTCGTGAAGGACCTCGCACTGATCACGAAGGTAATCCGAGCCGACCAACCGGAGAAGGTATTCGAAATATCCCTCTCCAGTCATCATTCTGAATCGTCGTCTCCGGTGTAGTAGTAACCTGGCCAGTCGACATCTTCGACCCAGTCGCTATCGAGAAGGTGTACGTGAAGGTCCATGCGAAGCTTGTGGTTCCTTACAAACACGTCATGAGGATCGGCACCATAGGCGCCACCGCTCTTCATGGCTTCAGAACCGATCAGCTCTTCGGCGGATTCCTTCATTCGGTTTCCGTTGTCGTCGGCCACCACATTATCGTTTACGTAGCAGTCAACTTCGAAGAACTCGTAGCCGAGTATTCCTTCCTGGAAGGTCTGCGGATCGAGGATCTCAATATCGGAGAATTCCGTCTTGGGGACGTACTCCTTAGGACGCTCGTCCCGACCACGAAGCTCTTCCTTCTTGTGGAGCTCCGTGATATAGTCGATGTTATCGCGATACTCCTTCTCCTGCTCGGCAAGCTCCTGATCCATCTTCTGCTGAAGACGTTCAGTGATCAGAAGATATGCGACCGCAGCACCCGTGACAACACCCGCCGCGAACAAAATGAAGATATTAGATTTCATTGACGATCTCTCCATCCACGTTGAAGTCCAGAAGGTAGTTCGCGACCGTACGGCGGCGAGAGTCATCCCAGAACTGGATGCGATGTCCCTCGATGTCGCCGAAGGAAATGTAGTGGTCTCCGTCACCCTTCTTCCAGAGCCAACCCACAACCTGAGAAGCAGGCGTGCGAGGAATACCGAGAGCGTCATAGACGTCGGACAGGAAGACGTATCCGCGAGTGCGGAGAATATCGTTCATGTAGTTGAGCTGAGCGTGGATGTTCAGTTCGGTGATGTCGTCCGAGGGATCCCAGACGCTGGAATTCTCATCGATGATACGAGCGTAGGGCGAGTATTCCGGAATAACCGACTCGGCCATCTTGTCGTACTCGAACGGCTCATCCGTGAACACGACGTCATCAAGGATCTTCTCCTCGACCTTCTTCATCGACTCTTCGCCGATGACGGATGCGACATGCTTCTTGTACTTGCGGTAGGAGGTATCCAGAGCGGTGTACGCAGCAGCAAGGCCGGCAATACGCTTGGACTGGATCGAGTGACTCCACCAGAAGCTAGCGACGGAAGCGACACCGAGCGCGATAGTGGGACCGTAGTGCTTGATGGTCTTCGTTACGATGCGGCTATAGCAGATGATTCGGTCCTTACGGAAATCCTCTTCGGTGTAGTGCTCGTTACGCTTCATGAGCTCAGGACCATCGGTGATGACCATAACCTCGTCTTCGATGAGCTCCTTGTAGGTCAGAGTGGCCCGACTTGCCAGGACTGCAGTCCCGACAAGACCGATCGTGCCGGCCCCAGTAAGAATTGTAGGCGCGTGCTTGACAACGACACGTGCAACATTGTGGAAAATAGACATGATGTCCTCTCAGAGTTGTGAGTGAATATTAGCGTTGCTTGAGAGACTGAGGTTCGTCATGCGTGAGCATGAAACCGTCTCGGACTTGACGAACATCGAACGAACCCATGTCGGTCCATCCCCAGTTATCGTCAATGAAGTTGGATGACGCACCGATGAGTGCGTTGAGATCAGCCAGAGAAGCCTGACCGTACTGGTCGATGAGATCGCTCATCCGATCGATGACGTCATTGGCGTCAGATCGAGAGTCAAAAATGATCTCGTTTCGCTCAGGTTCAGCATGGCGTGCAGAACGCCGTTCACGCTTTTCAGCGGAACGATCTCGCGTACCTTTCGAGCGAGAATACCCCGAGTAATCGGAATATGAGGTCTTAGATCGAGGACGAGAGTCACCACCGTACAACATCGATTCGATACCTCGAGTGACCGTGTCGGAAATAAGGTTCTTGACCGTAGGGATGATGACATCCCAGAGAACTGTCTCACCGACGCTGTGAACATCCTCTCGGATGATCTCACCGACGACCTTCCGTGCCGTAGACTCTCGCTTGATGCGAGCCTTGGCTACGGGTTCGATGGTCTTCTTTTCCTTAGACCGATCCGAATTGGTAGGATATGGTTCGTTAGGTCTAGTTGGAACGTTCATAGTACTCCTTCAGAGAAAAACCCTAAGCCCCCTGTAATATTACAGAGGGCCTAGGGCTTGAGATCAGGCTTCTTCTTGTTCAGAAACCTTCTGGGACGTCTTCTTGTAAACGTCGATCATCTCCTGCACCGAACTTGAAGCTGCGCGGCTCACATGATTTTCAACCACTAGTGACATGGCGTTGATACCGATAAAACTCACGATGGGGTTAATCGGAGCAGCACCAATCAGCAGTGACTTGAGGGTCGTGCGAAATACCACGCCGGAACAAAATGATGCGGCGAGTCCAACGACGTTTGCGGGGGAGAACGTGTTCATACGAATTCCTTTCAGAGTTGCTTGGGTCTCATTATAGCCCAGGTTACTCCTGCGATTCGCCGATCTTCTGGAATTCCTCGCTCGCCTTGGCGGCGAATTCAGGATCCACATTGTGCTCGACCAGGTAGTTCTCCAGACCCTTCTTGTCGGTTTCGGAGGTGGTCTTGGCCATCGCGAGGATCTTCGTCGGGAGGAGGCCCTTGATGAACTTATCCATGTCGATGGAACCGTCGATGAGACCGACAACAAGTTCGTCGTACGCCAGACCCTGCGTAAGGTTTTCCTTGATCTGCTGGTTCTTGACGAACCGCTTGCCGTCTTCCGAGCGCTCACCGTAGGCAGCCTCGATGACGTCACGAATAAGGTTGAAGACCGCCTTACCGTCTGAGGTCTTGGAGATCTGAGCGATGCGCTCGGTAAGGGACGGAGACCAATTCTCCATGTCCTGGATTTCCTTGACGTTGAGGTGGAAGTAGAGGTCCTCCGAAACGGTCTCGCCGTCGAAGTTTTCGTACTGGACAGTGATCTTCTGCATGGGTTGATTCCTTTCTAGAAATGAAAAACCCTAACCCCAGTTTAGGGGTTAGGGCGCTGAGAGTACTCAGTCTTCAGTCGTCTCTTCAACGACAGGAGTTTCGACGGTGTCGAACTCGATGAATTCGGGGAGAGTCTCGTCAGAGCTTCCGGTGTCTTCCGAATCGTCAGGGCTCAGCATCATGGCCACCAGAGCAGTTGCAAGAGTGACAGTTCCTGCAATAGCGTAGGGGAGGGCCTTCTTAGCGAAGCGCTTGATCTTCGGGACATTGAAAGAAATGATGGGAGAGTCGTCCTCGATAACGGTTTCGAGTTCGATGACGTTATCCTGAGAGTTGGACATGAGAGTTCCTTTCAGAGTTGTGAATATGTCTCATTATAGGACACGTTTTTCTTGCGACTCAGTACTGGTGACGGAACCAGTCAGTCACGGGAGCAGGCTTGAACGCCATGAGAAGTGCGGGAGACTCGTCGGCGAGCATCGTGGGAGTGAACTCCGCTTCGATAGTCGTGCCATTAGACCATCCGAGCTCATCACCCATCGAGATCTGCTCGAGACCCAGGCACTGGTAGACCTCGTTCAGAGAGACCGAGGAAATACCGTTGATGAGATCAGAGTTGATCTGGTTCAGGACCTTCTGGACCTTCGTGATGGTGGAGGGGAAGACCCTGCCGGAATATGAGTCAGAGATCAGGACGTTCTCACCCGTGATGATCACGCTCTTGTTCTCCGGACGCTCGAGGTTCTCCTCGATAATATCCCTGGCGATGTTCGACCTGGTGTCGGAACCCTTCTTGCCGGCGAGCTCTTTGACACGGTCTTCGTACTTCTCGAGGACGTCCTGAGAGACCGTGTACGCAGCAGCCATAGCAGCGTAGCGACGCTCGCTAAGGACCGTACCACCGATGATGGCAGCGGAGGTCGCCGTGATGGAAATGGCTGCAGGTAGGTAGCAGGTCCACGTCAGACGCAGAGCATCCGTGAACTTGTACCCACCCTCAGGGAACTCCTCACGGAGAATATCCATCGCCTTGACGTGTGCCCTGCCGGAGGTGACGGCCGTGGAAATAACCCCCGCGAGCGCAGACGCTGCGAGAATAACCTGAGAGTTGTTGCGGATGAAGGCGCCAGCGAGACGCCCGTAGGTCTTGAAATCGATGTTGATCATGTGCTTCTCCTTGTTGGTTATCGATTCAGAATGTAGAGGACGGTTACGACTGGGACCATACAATATAGACCCAGCGCAACCCAAAGTAGAGTATCGCTACTCACTTCTTGTCCTCACGGTCCTTGAGGTGCTTCCCGAGAAGGAATCCAAGAATACCGCCGGTGAGGAACTTGCCGCTGATGATTGAGGTGATCCCGTCCCAGATCACAATGAAGACGAGAAAAGCCATCACGACAAGGAAGAGGAAAATGAGAGTAAGCATGAGGTGTCCTTTCAGAGTTTGACGTTGTTGAGTTCGATGTAGCACACGAAGATAGGCGCCTTCAGTGACTGGGTCCGGACCATCTCGAGCTTCTTCGACTCCTTGATGAACAGGACGTTCACGTCGAACATCTCGGGGGCGGTGCTCGAAAGAAGATATTGCGGTAGAACCACATGGGTAGGACCGTGTACTTCCCAAGACTCCCAAGAAAGAACTCGCTTGATCCCCTCACGATCGTGGAATTCGAAGTCGGGATCTACCGAACGAACGGTGTCCGAAATGATCTGAGACCCACGTCGATAGCTATACCGTCTCTTGTATTCCTGAAGGAGTGGATCTCCGAACGGGTCTCCGACAACTTCAGTTTCGATCTCCAGGCTTCCACCCGTGCTGGAAAACCTCGAACCAAGATAGTCAGCAAGAGCGGAAAGCTCCGCGTTGGTGAACGCGTCTCCGTAGACAGCCCAACCTAGAGGCCGAAGTGTCTCGAGAACATCACAGAGATTCTCGAACGAGAATACCTTACAGTAACGATGGATGGGTTTGCCAATGATGGCCATTGTTGCTCCTTCTATGTGAAAACCTATAACCCTTGTTAGGGGTTGTAGGGGTGAGTTGGATTGGTCTGATGGTGGTCAGCGACCGCGGGCGATGTCGCGATACATCTTGCAGAGATCACGGTATTCAGGGCCGTAGTAGGCTTCCATCCCCTTCTGAATAGCAAAGGAGAGGATGCCAGAAGCGGCGATGCTACCGAGAACAATGAAGGCGATCTGGGACTTCTTGAGGGTCATGAGAGTTCCTTTCAGAGTTGTATGTCTTCTCATTATAGCCCTTGTAAAATGTGCGAAAGCTCATAACCCTTGCGGGCTATGAGCTGTGAGCTAGTCGTACATGGCGTGCCAAATATCCGTGATGAGCTCATCTAGAGTATCGTGGTTCAGATCTGGATCTGCGTCGTCGCAAGCTTTGTTGACCGCTTCTCGAATCAGATAGAAACGATGTTCGGCCTTGTAGTCGCGGTACATCAGAAAGCAAATCAGGGCGATAAACAGCATGATTACAATGGACATGATGGACCTTTCTGTTGGTAGTAGTCTCATTATAGTCCATGTCAAATTTGCGAAAACTCATAACCCTTGTGGGCTATGAGAATTCGGATCAAACCGTGAAGAGTCGCATGAGCATCCATCGGAACAGAATATTCTTCGGCCACAGGCAGATGAGGACGATGAATATAGTGAACATGATTTCAAACATGACAGAACCTTTCAGAGTTGGGTGTCTTCTCATTATAGTCCCTGTAAACCATGCGAAAAACTTAAGAACCCCTGTTTTTTAGGAGTCCTTAAGTTTTTGGTCTAGAGGCGGATCTTAGAGATGAATCCGACAGCCTTAGACGCAAGCGGATGCAGTTGCTCATAATTAAGCACCGCTAGGATACCCGCGATCGAAGCGACAGCGCCAATGATCGAGTCTCCGGACGGTACCAGTCGACGAGAAACCGGGTCGGGCTTTTCGTTGATCTGATGGATAGTCTTGAGATTCTCAATGGCGATGGTCGTCTTGGGATCGTCGGCATCCATGCTGTAAACTTGATTGATGATGTCCTGCTCGATGTCGTCAAGGGTGATGTTTTCATCGGTCATGAGATATCCTTTCTGTAGATCTCACTATACCCCTAGATTTTTCTGCGCGTCACATATCCGGGCTTTCCTGAACCTTCAGAAGCATCGTGCCCTTGTCGACGACGGACTCAGTGGGTGTGGTAAGCGCAGCGTATGTCTCCTTGGTGTTGGGATTCACATGTAGAACCCCATCCGTCTCCGGCTGATACCGGGACGAAGAGACGCCGACGAATGCACCCAGCAGAGTGTCGATCGCCAGGATGGTTCCGCTGGTCTCCGTGATGTAGGGCCATCCCCACAGCGAAGCCACCGTGGTGTAGAACGTACCGATCGCTGGAATTGCCACCAGCGCACAGTACTTGAGAATGTTGTATACCTTGTCAGTCATCGTCTTCCTTTCGACGAATCGGGAGGTTTGTAACCTCCTTGAAAATCTTCTCCGCGAGGCCGTTACCTCCGAAGACTGCGTAGGGCGAATATAAGTACTTGACAAAGTCCTCATACTCGTCCTTGGTAACGTAACCACGATCAATGTAGAGCATCCCCTGCTCAATGATCTGGTTATGAGCAAGACCGAGCATCAGCTTCGTATGGGCGTCATTCTTATCAGACTTCTTGCTGAAGTACAGCCAGATACCGTTGGAAGAAATGAGAGCTACCATGACTGAGATCAAGACTTGCATCCATGGATCCATATATAGCTCCTTCCGTTAGTCAGATCACCGCACGAAGACGTACGGGCAAACACCTTGCTGCTTTGTTCCGAGCTCCATTACGAGGCCTTCGTTTCGCTTTACGCATCCGTAATAACGCGAGGAAGACCGTGCATGAATCCAGATTCCGACGTTTTGAGGCAGGTTCGGGGTCCAGCCCATTCGAAGCGCTGCGAACTGTCGAGTGGACGTGGTCTGATTAGACCATTGCTCATTCGCCACGGTCGTCAGAATCCTGGAACCAAACCAATCGATTTCGTTGGGAAGTACGATCTTCTTTCGAAGTCGTTCGTATCCGGTAGGTCCACCGATACGCATGGATTCCCAAGACCCATCAACCCATTCTCCTTCAAAGCCGACCGAATGGTCTAGGATATGTGCCGCTCCGAACACGCCCTCGAACTTGTGTCCGACCCAACTTTCGAGATACTTATAAATATGAGTATCCTTCATGTTGACATTCGAATCACTAGTCAGGAATTCTGCAGTAGCGACACTCTGGTCGGGCATGATCGTTAGATATGTGGAAGGAAGGTCCTGCATCGACTGACTCGCCACCTCGAAGTCGACGATCGTCCACTTTACTCCGTCCTTCTCCCAGTAGTCGCCCAGCCAGATATCCGTGAGGGTACCATTAGCCACGGCCGCCTGCTGCTCTGACGTGTAGCGATTACCGAGATTCTTTCCACGCCAGATGACCTTATGCATCTGGGGCACGGACTCAAGGAACTTGTAGAGGGCCTCGGAGGCCCTAACCGTCTTGGTTCCGCGAGTACCATCCGTGATCAGGAGGTCGTCGGGCAGAATGGTGTCCGCCTTAGGATATGCGTCAAACTTTGCCATAATATCATCCTGTGATAATGCCAGTGATCACCGGCTGAAGAGTTGTAGTGTTCAGAGTCCGATCCGGACCAATGGAGACCAACTTCGAGTCGATGATCGAAGCGGTAGACACGCTCGCCGGAGTGTGGCAGGCGATTCCCGGCATCGGAATATGCGACACACCCGTCTCTACCGCACTCGGATAACCGATCTCTGCGAGAGTGAGCGGGTAGAACGGAGCATTCCTGCAAACCACACCGCCTGGACGGTTGATCGTGGCCTGCTTGGTCTTGAGCGCACGGAAGCTCGGATTGTTGGTGATCATCTGACCCACACGAACTGCTTCGGTGGCAGCCGAATGAGTGGTTGCCCTGAGGTTCGAGTAAGGGACGACCACGAGGATAACGTGATCCGAAGAAACCCCCGGAGCCAAATTGAAGCCACCGACGACGATGTTACCCACGCCAGGGAGATCCCAATAATCACCCAGGAAGAGTGTAGAATATGAGTGGTCGTTCAGGACTTGCATGGCACGGGAGTCGAATACGCCCTTATTCTCCATGCGAACAATGTTGTTGCGCTGAGAGAGCCCGCCCGGACGAATAAGATCAGTCCACGAGAACGCCCTAGCGGAACCAGGATTCGGAGGGCCTCCGAGCTTATTTGCAGCCATCGCTCGAGTTCCAGAAGGACCGTCGATGAGAATATAGTCACCCGCAGACGCGGAATTTACCTTCGGCAGGTCTCGTACTCGTGACATTAAGCCCTCCTGTAAATGATCTTGCCGAGAATCGGCTGGTTGTTAGAGTCCAGAATCGACGATCCGGAATGATCTTCGATCGTGTCGAATCGAACGGTTCCACTCGAGTCGTCGCCGAATCGCTGCTTCAGTTCGATGATCTGAGCAGCCATCGCACTAACAGCATCGCCACCGATCATTCCCTGAATATCGTTGAGCAGAGCGTAGGCCTCGTTACGCATGTTGGTGGTGGCCTCGTTGTAGGCCGCCTGAGCCTCCGCCTTCTGCTCGTTCATGGTCCGATCCCAGCGATCGAAAATTTCCGTGGCGTTGATCGTCTGTAGCGGACCGGTCACCCACGGCGTGTCACCCGTGCCGACAAGGTATGTGATGTTCCGCTCCTGGATCTGACGGTCTCCCGAGTTACGGAAGATGTCCGCGATCGGATACTGGTAAACCCCACCGTCTCGAATCATGTTCTTACGGCGAGGCGTGGTTGCTCGATCGCCTTCGACCACCTTGATGGTGGCTCGCCGGTTCTGGGTCCTCGTATCGATCTCGATAACGATCGTGTCGATACGGTTTGTGAGAACATCTGCCGGAAGTAGTTCCAGACGAATCGGTGCGTCGTTCCAGATCCACACGTGTCGGAACCAAGCTCGTCCAGAGCCGATCTCGACAGTGTTTCCACCGGCAGGAACGACCTTGAACTTCTCGCCGACAGATGCGAAGACTCCATCCACGATAACGCCGTCGAAGATTGCGCCAAACTGCTCGGCACTGTACTTCCGGTCACCGTTGATAGAATTAAAGAATCCCGAAGTTACTGCCATTTTGACTCCTACGACCTCGTACTATCTTGTTTGAATGTTGGGTAGAACTTGACCTCTGAATTGTCCTGAGATTGGATGAATTCGATGAGGCGTGTAGGCACATTGAAGCCGTTAGCGTCCTGAATCTGCACGAGATCGCCGATGTTGTAGTCCTTACCATACACATACATGGTATGTTCGGACGTCTCGCCATCGAATTCGATCAGGTGCTGGTTCTCGGTCTTGTTGAGCTTCGATGTACCTTCTTCACGGAGATTAGCCCTGACGGTTGCCTCCGGAATCGTGTTGTTGTCCTCATCCTTATCACGAACCGATGAGGCGTTGATGAACACTTCGCGTCGAGCCCATCCAGCAGTCGCTCCACTGGATACGATCTCGTACTTTCGGTCCGATCCTTCACCAGGACCGCCGACCAGGGCGACTGTCTTTAGCGTAGTGATGTCTGAAGCGTAGCGTCCAGAGATGAGGTTGTCGAACTTCGGGGAGAATACGACGAACGGGTTGGTGTTCTGGTTGTAGGATCGATCTACGCCCTCTTCGAGACGCACTCGAATCTTACCTGGACCATCGTACAGGAACGCGATTCCGACGTGGTGCTTGGAAATAAGCTCGGTCACCGCGGTATAGAGATTATCACCCGTGTACTGAACGTCCACCCAGGTCTTAGCCATCTTGCCGACGTTGTTGGATTCCCATGTGAGCCAGCTCATGGCCCTCTCGGAATCCGTCGGATTGATCATGTTCTCGACCAATAGGACACGGATGGCTTCGTGGAGACTCGTACGAAGTCTACGCATACCCCAAACGATCCGTCGAGCCATGAGGTATTCCAGACTGCGTCCAGAAATAGTCATGATCGAGCCATCGTCTGCCGAGGATTCGATGACGATCTTCTCGATCATCATGATTCGATTCGACAAAGAACTCCACACGTATCTACCGATGTGAATCTCGAATTGGTTTCGACCTGTAAGCGGGAGCTTGATGGTGAAGTCCCCGGCTTCGAAAAATCGATCGGTCCAAATAGCGCTCTTGAAATCGTCCAGAATATGAACCTGATTGAAGTTTTCGTCTAGTACACGGAATTCCATATCAGATGCTTTCGTAGAGGTTTTCGAAGGAAATGATAGCTGACACGTTGTCGATTCCAGTATCAGCTCGGACCGTGATCAGATTGTCCCCAGGAGTGAGGAAAATCCAATCCGAATCCCTATCCAGAGCGCTCAGAGCGTTGTAAACCTTACCGTCACGATATGCCTTGACGTACTTGTCGCCGACACCGGACGAAATACTCAGACGGTCTCCAGCCTTGATGGTGGAGCCGAGTAGGCGAGAAATTTCGTTTGTGTCAATGTTGATACGAGTCTGGGTCGTCGTGTTGTAAAGCTTTACCCCCGAGGCAGGGCCCAAGAACTGAATATCCACGATTGTGGATGCATCAGCGTCGCCTTCGTAGACCACGACAGTTTCCCCGGTCGAAGTCATCTCACCGAAAATAAGAGTGGGTGACTGCGCTTGGGGATCTTGGAATTCAAATTCGAAAGAGGGCTTAGAGGTCGTGAATCGTACGGAGTTCTTACCCTTGGCGGGGTCTCGAAGTTTGAAGAATGGATTAGGACATACGATGGTAATGTCCGCACCTTCTTTATTAGAGAAGATGTCAATCTCGTTCTTCTCGACATACCCTGTAATATAGGTGTGTCGATGGTCTGTGATGAATTCAAGCGTGATTGGATGCTTGACACGGAAATAACGAAGAAGACGATGGCGAACTTCTTCGATGTCGGAGCCTAGGAACTGGAGGTGTAGCTCGATGTCTCGAGACTTGATCCTCGATGAATTGAAGAGGGCTCCGTCTGATGTGGCAAAGTTGACTGTATTGATCGTACCGTCGGCCGGCCCCAAGCCGGAAGCACCAACAACTGCGATGCCTCCGGCCCAGGGATTGGCCAGGTCCAGCTCAACCGAGTCACCCTTCGCGTTTGTCGCGACAATGGTGTGAATCATACTCTTGCAATCCTAGAGATTGAAGACTTCGTCTGCCGATAGATCTCGGCTTCCGACAATGCCTTCGGTGAGTTGTTGTACTGGTTGAACACGACAGTCTTCTGACTGCCATTTTGACTACTCTGATCAGAAGGTCGAGCACCGATTCCAGACGCAGCGTTCTGAACGCCACGGAAGGACTCGTTACCGAACATCGATCGGAGATCGTCAGCCCCTGCCTTCGCCTTGGAGAGGTCTAGGACAGGTGTGATGACTGGGTTGATGTCATCGGAGATCTCGTCCATGTCAATGGCTGAGATGATGTCGCGGAACGCGTCGTCGAACTCCTCGGCCGTGCGGGAGACGGCATCCACTGCCTTAACCGCGGTGTCAGTCCATCCGATCTCCAGACCCTTTGCAGCCCAGTGACCAGTTTCCTTGAACTTCTTAGATGGAGAGTTGACCTTCAGCTCCGCGTTGGCGGCTGCCAGCATTGCTGCCGCTGTCGAACGAGCCATCTCCACCAAGGCGCCTCGCTGGTTTGTGAAACCAATGCGAAGACCTTCAGCCATCCAGTAACCCGTCTGCATTGCAGATGCGTAGACCGAATTGCTTAGGTTGGAAAGTCCGCTCGACAACGCATTCATCATGTCGGCGACCAGATTGTTGATGGCCATACGGACCATGCCCGTAATACGAACAAGAGCCAGCGAAATATGACCCGCGAGCGCGAGCATACCTGCGTAGACCATCGGCTGCCCCAGCGCCATGCGGCTGATAAACGTCGTGAACAAAGTCATGACGAGCGTCGTAACCGCAATGGTAATCTGAGGAGTTGCCATCTGTAGACCAGTAACAATATTGGTCACCACCGTGGTCCCAAGAGTTTGGAACATCACGCACGATGCCAGGATCATCGGGATGCAGGATGCAATCGCCGAAGTGATACTGTTGAACGCAGTACTGACACTCGTGCCGAGAGTCGTAGCGATCGTAGACATCATAGACGCCGAAGTAGCGAAATTCGCTATTGTCGGAGTCATGCGTCCCAGAGCTGCGTTCAGCTGATCGATGCCGGAAGAGAACGCCATTCCGAGGAGTGGCGCAACTACCATCGCAGCGAGGCCGCCTACAGCAAATGCTAGTAGACCGACACCTGCTAGCATCAAACCGGTACCAAACAGCATCATACCGGGCGCAGCCACGGTAGCAGCGCCACCGATAGCAGTAATCGCCCCTGCGAGTTTCGCAGTTGCAATCACACCGATCTGATCCGCCTGGTTGATTGCCTGGATAAACGGCTTGATAGCTGCGGTCATGATCCGCATACCAATGCCGCCTAGCATCAGACCCATACCCATCATCATCAGACCGGCACCCAGAGCCAATGCGGCTGGTGCAGCCAGTAGACCCGCTATAGCGAATGCTATAAGTCCTGCGGTCATCTTAACGATGGTTGAAGCACCCACAGCACCTGCTGCAATGAGAGCAGTGACAAGCATACCCATACCGACACCAAGCATCAGCACACCGACGCCCGCCAAGAGACATGCCACGCCGATAGCGAGAATTGCCGCGGCAAGGATTGCCAAGCCAGGAGCCACCATCTGTGCAAGGAAACCTGCAAGGAGCAAGACTCCCAGTGCGACTGCCAGGGCGACAATGGCAATAGCCAACCCTTCCAGACCGATTCCGGCCAGAATAGACAGACCAAATGCCAGAGCAACCACGGCGACCGACAATATGAGCATTGCTGCGGCTCCACCGACGCTACCTTGAGCGAGCATTGAAATCAATGCTAGACCAAGCATCGCTCCGAGAAGAGCGACGACTGCGACAGCGATGGTTTCCCACGGGTATTCGGCAAGCATTGCGATCGAAGACGCAACAATATACATCGTTGCTGCCAAGGCAATCCACATGATCGCTTGAGCTACAAGCTCAGCCGGACTTGTCAGATTGGCCATGAGCATTACGATCGCTGCAAGGACGCCAAGGACTATGCCAATAGCCACGCCACCCTGAATAAGCGATGCCTGATCCATGGTGCCGAGCTGCATAATAGCCTCGCCAACTAGCTTGACCGAATATGCGATAGCCAAGAATGCCGCGCCTGCGAAAGCTGTATTTAGACCTCCTGCAGAAGCGGTCAACTTGACGATGAGACCCATAGCAGTTAGAATCAGCAGCGTAGCGATTGTACCGTTCCGCAGCTGACTCTGCTCTAGGCTACCCAATTGCGCCACAGTCTTTCCGATAAGATAGACTGAGCCGGCAATGGCCACAAACATCAGCGCCTTACCGAAGCCGCCCTTGATCTTGGCAAATCTACCAAATAGGGTTAGGGCTCCGATAATCACAGACGTAGCGACCGTACCCTTGATAAGGGCGTTGGTCTCTAGAGCACCGAGCTTGGCCACAGCCTTACCCAGAATATAGACTGCAAGTGCCACACCCACCATCTGGAACAGCGAGCCTATCTTGGCTCCCTTACCCTTTCCGACAAGTCGGGTCATAGCAGTCATCGCCCCGATCAGAGCAATAACCACCATAGTACCCGAAGCCATCTGGGTTGGTGACAGTTCTGCAATGGACGCAACCGCCTTGGCAAGAATCTTCACCGCGAGCGCCATACCCAACATGAGCATAACGTTCTTAGTGGCCTTCTTACCCGCGCCATTCATGGCTCGAGTCATCGCGACCATTGCTCCCAGGAGCGTAATAACCGCGATGCTGGCAGCGGCTAGAGATCCGGTATCCACGTCAGCCAAGTACTTGGCTGCGAGTGACATCACGAATACTGCACCGGCCATGATGAGAAGCGCGCCGGCCATCATCATAACCTTCTTGGGATCCTTGGAGTACTTGTCCAGGACAGTAAGGCCGCCGACAAGCGCTGCCATAGAGGCGCCCATAGCTCCAACAGAACCCGCGAGTGCTGACAGCGGAATAAGCGACAGGACCAGGAGCGAGAGTGCAAGAATACCGATGGCGCCGGCGATCTTAATAAGGGCCTTGGCCTTCAGGTTGTTCTCGAATCCCTTAAGAGCTCCTTGAACGGATCCTAGAGCATCGCCGAGACCTTTTCCAATGGATCCGAAGGAATCGAACATCCCTTGAACGGACTTGAAAATACCCTCGGTAGACTTGCCGACGTTCTCAAACGATTTGAGAACCTTGACCAGTCCGACAAACACGGCAGAAAGACCACCGATCTGTACAGCGTCCTTCAGTAGGTTTCCGATGTTGATATTCGACAACCAGTCGATAAACTTAGCTGTCGCATTCTTGATCGAATCCCAGATAGCGGTTCCGGTTCCAGCCTTATTAAGATCTCGCTTGAAGAAGTTGGAGATAGCCTGTGACATCTTAGATATCGCATCGGTAACCGTAGATACTGCAGACTTCCACTTCTCTGCAAACTTCGAGATCCAGGATCCGCCGTCACCTTCGCCCTCAGACTTCTTGAAGAAGTTGGAAATCGCCGTTCCGAACGACTCGATTGTCGGTCGTACACTATCCAACTTAGACTTCATGTTGTCGAAGAATTTGTTGATTGCTTCGACAGCGGTCTTGGCTCCGTCAGCAGCGCCCTTCCACTTGGAGAGCTTATCCGCAAACGATCCGAGACTTTCACCAATCTTATCAGTTGGAAGAGCTCCGAATAGCTTACCGATGTAAGACAACACGCCACCGATAACCGCTCCGGCTATCTTGAACGCAGCCCCGACAATCTGCATCCCTACCTTTAGGACTGCGAAGACCGTCTTTGCGACTTCGCCGAGTCGCTTGAGAGTTTCCTCACTCGGCTTGAGAGACTCCATCAGGTTCTTGAATCCCTCAGAAATGCTCTTGAGGTTTTCAGCAGTGACCGGAGGGAAGATCTCGTTGAAGGCATTACCGATTGTGGAAATAATGCTCGAGAAGGTGTTGAACGCCGAAGATAGACCGTCGATGATGTCCTTACGGCCACCAAGATCGACCCATCCCTGCAGGAGGTTGTTTCGAGCATCCGACATCGCATCCACCATAGGTGAAATAACGTTGTTGATGTTCGTGAACAATTCGGACGCCTCGTCGAAATTACCAAGAAGGATTTCGAAGGTCTTAGCCCATCCCGAACCGACAGTTTCCTGAATCGTACCAATAAGCTGCGAGAAGGTTCGAACCTTAGTGGCCGCTTCTTCAGCATTCTTCTGCTGAATTTGGAACTGTTCGATTTCGGCATTTGTAAGGCCCATTTCAGCCATGGCAGCCGCGTCAATATCGCCCGCCATGATCTGAAGGTACTTCGACATGACGTCGGCAGTGAGCCAACCCTTAGACAGGCTCTCGTTAAAGTCCTCCTGGACCTTAGAAGCTGAGACCCCGGCCTTATCGAGAGTCCCCATAGCCTCTGCGATCTGGATAAGACCTTCCTGCATGTTCTTGTTACCCATGCCGGCATTCGTTAGAGAACGCCAGTCCATGAGCTTGATTTCGCCAGCTGAGAGCGCCTGCGAAAGCTGATATGCAGCGTTAGCCGCAGCCGAAGAGGTGGTTCCCGAAGCTGCAGCAGCATTCGAGAAACCCTTAATCATCGACGCCGATTCCTCGACGCCAAGACCTGCGTTCGTGAAGAGACCGATGTTGTGGGTCATCTCCGCGAAGTTGTAGATGGTCTTGTCTGCGTAGGTGTTAAGAGTGTCAAGGGCGCTGGTAACCTGTGAAAGTGTCGTACCCTTGGAAGCGGTGTTGGCCAAGATGGTCTGGATAGAGCCCATCTTAGTCTCGTACTCGCCGAATCCATCCATGATGGGCTTCATCGTGAACGAGTTGAGAAGTGTAGCGCCAGTAGCAATGGCCTGAGAGGCAATGTTGCCGAGGGCCACTGCCGCAGCGCCCGCCATGACACTAAAGCCGTTCGCGACGGTCTTAGGGGCCTCGGCAAGAGCCCCCAGATTAAACCGATTAGCTCGACCTTCGACATCGTCAAGACCCTTGGTGGCGCCCTTCATCTGAAGGGACTTGTTAAGCTGCTCCAGGGACTTCTGAGAGCTCATAACGCCCTTAGCGAATTGGGCGTTGTCAAACTTAAGGCTTACAACCTTATCCTCAATAGAGGTCGACATTACTTAACCGCCCTTTCTATGGCCTTTTCGATGTCGTCGAATATGGGTTTGATAGCTGGATTGATGTAATCCTGCCCGGCTATGTAGCCTCCAGTACCGGTACCATGGCCGTACTGCAGACCGATAGCCACTGGGAAGCCGTTAACGATGTTGGTGTTATACCACTCGATCGTCACAGATTTGGAACTACGCTTAATTCGGTAGTCCCATGATCTGCCAGTCAAACCGCTTTCTGCGGGGGTTGCCGAAGCCAGGGCAGCTACGCCTCGACGGCCCAGAGAGTCTAGAGTACTCGCTAGATCGCCTTTAGCTAGTTTGTTCAACCACCGCTCAGTCTTAGCGTAGCTGCCCCGAACCTCGATTGATGCCATTTTGACATCAGCTCCAGAGAGTGCCCGCCTTGAGGGCGTCCTGGAGAGCGATACCCGTACGGAGGCCGAAGTAGCCATCGCACGTGAGATCGTAACCCAGGCCACGGAGATGCCACTGGAGTGCAGTGACGGTCTCGACACCAGCGATTCCGTCGACCTCACACTTCAGCTTCTCCTGGAGAGCTTCGATGACCGCGGAGCCACTCTCGGGCTCGTGGACCCAGTCCCAGCCGGTTCCCGCGGCGGGGAAGTAGTCCTCGTTCTCGATGTCCTGGTCGGAAACGATGCCGTCGGCGGGAGTACCGAGGGATGCCTGGAGAGCGTACGTAACCGCACGACCCCAGTAACCATCAGCCATCGCGTTAGCATCGTTCGCGGGAGTGTCTTCCACGGTACCGCCTTCGGCGCCCCAGTCGGGACGAAGAACGCAGTCGATGCCGTAGTAGCGCTGGCGACGCCAGACGCCATTACCGGCGGACTGAGAACCAGCGTTGGAAGACGAGGTATTACCCTCGATTGTCTGAAGCCAACCACCACCAAGGTTAGCTTCAACGATACCGACATGGTCGGTAGCACCGTCTTCGTCCCAGTCGTACAGGACGATGTCGCCGCGCTGGGCGTCTTCGATCGGAACCTTGCGCATACGGCCCTTGGTGACGTCGGTGTTGTAGGAGAAACCTCCGATTGCACCGACCATGCCCGCCATGTCGAAGACCATCGACACGAAGCACATGCACCAGTAGATGGCCGTGGACGGGCCAGCCAGCCAAGGCTGATTCATCTTGTTGGCGCAGTAGCGACCAGCCTCCGAACCGGGCTCCGGATCGTTCGGAGCATAGTAGCCGATTCGGTATGCGGCGTGATTGAGAACCTCATCGATCTTGGACATCAGGAAACCTTCCCTTCGAAGATCTCGCGATCGTGGTCCTCATGAGGATCCGGGCCGGGCGCAATCTGTGCGTCGGCGGGAATCTGGGGGTCATTCTTACCCATTATCCACTACTTCCTGCCCGAGCTCGTCGGGCTCTATTCAGTGCGGCACGCTGCGATGCAGCGCTCTTAGCGTTTGTCTTCTGACCTGTGTTCTGCTTTGCATTACAGATTCGGATCAGCATGAGCAAACGATTCAAGTGCCATTCCTCCGCCTCGAAAGGGATCTGGAATGCCACCATGTAGTAATAGATCAGGTCGGAGGTCATCTTTTCAGATGACTTCGCCTGACCCGGTCGTGAAAGCATGGTCGAAGCAGTCATCGGGTCCGAGATATAAGCCTTAATAGACTCAACCTGCGGACGAGTAAGGCGTTCCAACATAGCGGGGACGTCTTGTTGACCTTCGGCCATGCAGTTCACGTAGTCCAATACCTCTTCGACCGAGGACGGAGGACGATCAACGAAAGATCTCTTCCATTTTGACTCCCAGCGTACAACCGATAGCAGGTTGTGAGTGAGCGTGAGCTGGGCTGCAGGAAGAGTCGTGAACTCCTCCGTCTCTCGGTCGAATTGGTCGTGCTCGGGGAAGTCGAGCACTAGGGTGAGGTTACTCACGCGAGAAGCGCGAGGACCTCGTCCGGCGTGAGCAGCGTGGGCTGACCGGACTCATCGCCGTAGAGCTTCGCCTCGATCTTCTTGAGCTTGGCGGCGTCCACCTTGGTGGAGTCGATGATAAGCTCCGCGGTGGGCTTGTGGCCCTTGACCGGGACCGGGGTGGTCGAGCACTCCCACGAGAACGTGATCGCCTCGGGGGAGTCGGAGACCGTAGCGTAGGCACGCTCGGAAGGCGCTGCGGTGGCGTTGTACACGATGTGCAGCTTGTAGCCCGCCTCGGAATCCTGGTCGTTGCCGACCTTGGTCGAGTAGCAGAACGCGAACTTGGCGCGCTCCTGCTGGCCGATGAAGACGCCTGCCGCGATAGATGCGGTGCCGTCACACTCGGCGAACTCATCCGGGTAGGTCACGGCTTCGATCGTGAACTTCAGCTCCTCGGCGGAGATGAGGTCCAGGTACTTGATGTCATCCGCGTAGACCGCGTTCGACTCAGCACCCTCAGGCGACATGGTCACGGTGGTCAGACCGTTCCATGCGACGCCATTCTTGTAGTTCTTGGTGGTCTTGTCGTACTTGTAAAGCACGCCGTGGCGAACACCAGTCTCGTAGACGTGTTCACCGGTCTTGTCCCAAACGATTGCCGTCATGGTCACTCCTTAATGTCGTAGATGTTGAACACGAAGTGGTTCAACGTATCTGCAGTGTAATGTCGTTTGAACTCAGAGTGCACCATCGACGCAAGTGCATCGACTATCGGATCATCTGGGTTCTTGGTGATGAGCTTCACCTGGTAGCGCCGAGTCTTCAGATATACGCCATTATCAGCGCGTTTCTTCACAATCTGGTCGAGCTCATAAACGATACATGGGTATCCCATTGAGACATTCGACGGAGGTTGGAAGTAGGCTCGACAGCCTAGACGTTCGAGTCTATTGTGAAAGTCGCTACGCATTGTAGGGCCCTCCGACAGTGACTAGAATCCTTGGAGGCTGAAGTTCAACCGAGGTGGCGGCCCACTTGACATTTCGCCATTGGATATACCGAATGTTGAAGAAGTTGTCAAGAGTATATGGGTCCGCGATGAATGAGAACGTGTTACCCATAGAGAGCCCAGGAACCACGGGAGTGGTATTCATGCGCCTATTAAGGCGGATAAGATCTCCACGACAGTTCCTGGGCTCAATGGACTCTACGAAGACTCCGGGTGACATCTCCCACTCTGTGGCGATACCGACTTGCCCGGAGAACTTCATCAGATGTGAGCCGACGGGGTTGCCGTACCGGTGACGACCATGGCCGACTTGACCTTGGTGAGGGCGCCCGACACGCGGGTCTCAAGCAGGTACTTCTGCTGGTTGAAATCGATGTCGAAGTCGTCGAACATGGTGACCTCGCCGCCCTTGTCGGTGCCGACGTTGTAGTCGGACAGGTTGACGATGATGGCCAGAACGTCCTTATCGTTCGCTGTGCCGGTCTTCAGACCCTTCATCTGAGGAACATCGACAATGGCGGTAACGCCAAGACGATCCGCGAGCGCCTGCTTCGTCGGGTACAGGTAGTGACCCTGCTTGTCCTTGAGCAGGAGCATGTCGGTCACGAAGGACTTGGCGCAGAACATGGTCGGCGTGCCGGTACCCTCCAGGTCGTCCTGAGCACGGATGAGCTCGTCAATGATCTGGTCGACAGACTTACCGGCGCCGAGATCCTTCTTGATGCAGTAGAGGTCGTCCTCCTTCAGGATCGGTCGGATGTTCTCCTCGTTGATCTTGTCGGGATCGGAATTCGAACGACCGTCGCCGATCAGGATCGCACGAGCGAGTTCCTCGTCGAGCTTGGAGCGCATCTCGGCCTTGACCCAGGCGATGACATCGAAGTCGGTGATGTCCAGCAGATCATCACGATCGAACTTCTGCTTCTTGTAGATAGTCGTCGGGCCGGTGGTGCGCTTCAGAAGCTTGAAGACCTCTTCCTTCTTGCGCGAACCGGTGATGTAACCCTTGGCTCGGGCCTCATCCGCCGTGATATCAGCCTGCATCGACTTGATGCGGGTGAAGGGCGTGTGGTGGGTACCGTTCAGGACGGGCTTAACCCAAGACTGATCGCGGTCAATGAAGGCCGGCGGGACATCGAGATTCTTGGCGTCGGGGAACAGGAGATCGATGTTCGAGATACCATAGGTCTTCTCGGCGTGGGCGATGTCTGCGTGCGAGAGGCCATTGGACTCTGCGACATCCATGAAGACGTCGCGAAGCGAGCTGGCGTTACGACGGGAAGCGTCGGTGAACGCATCGACGATGGCCGAGTGGAACAGGGCATCGTTGTCGGTGGGCGTATCGTCATTCTCGAAGATGTTGCTGTGTGCCACGGGGGCTCCTTCCTTGTCAGACTCCTCAGAGCCAGTCTCTCCCTCAGCGGCCTTTCCGATGAGGAACATAAGAACGTCCTTCTGCTCGTCGGTCATGGAATCGACGATGTCCTGGACAGTCTTTTCGCCCGAAGACGAGTTGGTGGGTTCAGATGCGTGGGAAATGTGTTCGCCGGTCATAATATATGCCTCATCTGTAGTTTCGTAGGTGCCATCGCCGTGCGCGAGGGCAATGTTTTCGATCTTGGCACCGGGGTTAGCGCCAGAAAGGACCAGAGAAACCTCGACGATGTTGCCGTGCTTGACATCTCCGCCACTCTGGGTGAGCTTGTTTGCGAAAATAGACATGGAGTCTACGTCGCCATGCTTCAGAAGCTCCTTTGCATGGGCTGCTGCCGGAGTTTCATTGAAGAAACCGTAGGCATAAACGCCTTCCGAGCGATTCTCGAGCTGAACGTGTCCAAGAACGTTTTCGAGGTTCCCATGGCCATGTTGCCAGACCAGGGGAACGACATCGCCGTCATTATCGGCGAATGCGTTGTGACGGATAGTCCTACCGTCACTGCATCGAATATCGTTCTTGGTTGCCCAACCTGAGAAATCAAACGAATTCTTCATTCTCTTCCTCTTCCATTGGTTCATCGGGTGGTGGTTCGGAGCCGTCACCCATTGGGTTGATGTTGGGGTTGCTGAGCGAGTCGCCTACAGGTTCCTCACTTCGAGGAAGTCCAAGATATGAACGAACCTCGTTTGGTGTCATGATCTGGGTAGTGACCATGCTCTGTGCGATCTCGGAGACCTTGGCGATCGATACGTTCTGGAACGGATCCCTGAAGTATTTGACCGTCTGTCCTTGAGATCGCGCAGTCTTTGTGATGAACGTCTTTGCCATACTAGCTGTAATCTCAGAGACGATAGGTTCGATCGTACGATTATAGTAGTTAAGCATAGTCTGCTCATCGGCGGTGCCGTTAAACACTGCTTCCGGCATACCCAACGTGTTGTACAGCTGCTGCGTCAGGTATTTGATCTGCTCGAGAAGGTTGTTCTCTGCTGGGCGATTCAACTGAGTAAACTTCTCAGCCGCGTCCATATAAGCGATCCCGAACTGACCGTTGGAAAGCTGTCTCTCGACATCCTTCATTCGCTTTTCAGCTTCTTCCTTACGGCGTTCTGTGCGAACGGTATAAGGAAGCTGAACGATCAGATCCAACTTCTTACCAGCGGCGGCGTTGTCGATCGTATCCAGAATACGAAGCTTCGAGCTCAGCCTGGAAGCCAGCGACCCCTTGTTGGAAGTGATGGCACCCAGCGGATTCTGCACGATCGATACGAGTCTCTTGGGTAGCTCGACCTGCTCGCGATTACCCGTAAGTTCGTTATAGACATCGACCACTACGGACGTTGTCTTGAACTGGGCCACCCGTCCAACTCTTAGCGTATATACATCATACGCGTTCGATCCCACTGGCGATGAGGAGTACTCCGTCGGTACGACGGCCGCAACTCCTTCTTCAAGAACGGTAAGGCATAGATCTTGGATGAATGCCCTCGGGGTCTGATCCACGTTTGGCGATACCGTGAGACAATCGTTTAGACCTGTGGTTAGGTCTTCCATATACGTATTGTCGTAGTCACACCGAACATGCCTGATACCGATCTTAGAAACATCGACCGCGATCTGATTGAAAATCGTGTCGATGATGTTGGATTGCGGAATATACCTGAGAGGTGTCCTCGTCATTGGTGCACTGGAACGAAGTTCGACGCTGAAAGGAGACTCTGTAGTCTCAGGATTCATGAACGCGTTCCATGCGTGTGCGAGACGACCCATGTCACCTCCTTTCTATTCGTACTCATCGCGGTTCTGCTTGTATGCGACTAGCGCATCCATCATTGCCGCGACCGCGTCAATCTTCTGATCGGCGCGCTTCTTATAGAGTTTTCTGTTCCCGTTGGTGTCCGTCATCACGATACAGTTACCCATGGCATACGACATGAGTTCCTGATCGAAATGGAGGTGTCGATCTTGAGCAAGTGCTTTAAGCTCACCAAGAGGGACGGACTCTGTTTTGGCGCCCTGAATGACCTTCACGATTCCGTATTCACCGTGTTCGGTCCCCCATCGCATGATGAAGTCCTTGGCGTTATACGGGTCGAATCCAACCGATCGGACGTCGTACTCATTCTCTTCGATGAATGCTACGACATCGTCGTATACCTCCATCATGTCAAGGATGGTACCATCCAACACTCTCAAAGAGCCTTCACGAATGAAGTGTTCGTACTTCTCTCGAGCAGCACCCGGTAGCTTGAGATGTGTTCTCGACGAGATGTAACATCTAGTCTTCACGCCGAAGCTATCCGCAGTTAGAGGGAATAGGAATGTGAATGCACAGAAGTCATCGCCTTGAGAAAGGTCCAGACCCATAGAGCAAGGCATTCCCCAGAACTCTCGCTGTCGCTGCGGGAGTGTCTCCTGGTACGTGAAGAAGTACGTATAACCTTCCATCGGGATCCCGAATCGCTTAGCCAGGATGTCATTCCTAGCTTCGGGAACATTCTCAGCTCGATTGACGTCTCGCTGATAGGTCTCGTATGAAACGGTGCGTCCGATGTTAGGCTGAGCCTTCATCCACATGTCTGGATTACCCACTTCGCTGACATCATCGAGTCGATAGTGCCAGACAGAAGTGTGTGGATCGTAGTACTCACCCTTGAGGATCTTCGCAAGTTCCATTTTGATGCTATCGCCAACGGAGTTACGAACGGTACCCTCAGATGAGATCGCCACGATCATCCAGTCATCCACCTTGGATGCGCCCTGTTCCAGAGCACCGACAACGTCCTCTCGGACATCGCCAGAGAGCCACTCGTCGATGGTGTTGATCTTCGTACGGAGACCCTGTAGCTTGTCGATCCTCATGGGACGGACTTCTACAAGAGATCCATTCAAGAAGTTCTCAACACCCTTCTTGGTAGATGCAAGTTGCTGACGCATAGCTCGATTTCCAGTAGTGTTCTGTAGGGAACCTACTGTGAGGAATTGGAACAGGGGGCCGGGAGCTCGTGCAACGGCGGTTCGTATCGGAGAGAGTGTCTCTTCTGCCTGAGCCATTGTTGGAGCTGTAGCCACCTGGTGAGTTGAGGATGGATCGATGTTCAGGAAGTACGCGTGTAGGAACGCAGCGTACATCGACTTAGCAGCGCCTCGAGCGACGATGAGGTACTGCTTGTTCACGAGTCGCTTCTTGATACGCTTAGTGACATAGCGTCCGCCATGTCCGTCTTCGTAAGGCTCGTACACACTTAGTTCTTCGAAGTAGAACCATGACAGAAGCGACTCCGCCCACAGCTTAAATGAAGGGAGCATTTGAACTGGGGATCCATCCGTCAGAGTGAGTTCCGATTCGCAGTAAGCGATGAAGCCGTCGATGGCTGTACTATCGTAGTAGTACCTAGGGTTCTCGATCAACTGATCGATCCTATTCATCTCCTTAGAGATTTCCTGACATACAGGAATGTCTCCTCGGATCACTGCGTCACGGAACTCCGCATAGTATTTCGGAGTTTCTGTATTGGACAACATGTCAGATCTTGATTCCGGCGTTTCTGAGTGCGTCGTAGAAATCCTTATACTGCGAACCACGATTAGCCTGGCCCGCTGAGGATCGGGAATCCTTCATACGTTGTCGTTCAGCACCCCACCTGGCGGCAGAGCGAATGCCGTCGATACTGGTCTTTCGGGCCTTGTTGTATACCGATCGTCCAGTAGCAGTTGCTCGATCTTTAATGACCGAGTTAGCCGGTATAACCCCCAGAGCCTGAGCACCCTTAAACGCAGCTGCAGTAGCCAGGATTCCCACACCGACGTTCCGGTAATTACCGAGAGCTACATTCTTAGCTCCGCGGGCAGCTTTACCAGTACCCTTCGCGACATTGGCTCGAGCGCGCTTAGATCTTGCTTCCTTGCCGCGCTTTTCCCAGTCGGTATTAGCCACGTGGTGATCGAAGGCCTTCTTGTACGAAGGATCTTTCGAGCGCTGGCCGACTTTTGCTTTGATCCGCTTTCGTCGATTTCCAGCGCCCTCGCCATAGTACATTTTGGCTCGAGTGAATTCCTTGGCGTCCTTCTTGGCAGCACGGTTTGTGGATCGGGAAACGCCTTCGGGTCGACTGTTACGAACACCCCATCGCATACCTTTAACGCCGTAATGGACCAGCTCGTCGTTAAACGTTATTCTTGTAGCCATAATCCCCTGGTTTCGGTTTATAGGTTCCGGCATTGATCTGGTCGATGTCTCGTACTCGTTGCTTGAAGTCCTTTTCATAGTAACGAATTACTTTTTCGAGTGCTTCCTGCGCTCCTGCTCGAGCTACCGGATCCTTTTTGCTGATTAGTTTTCTCTTAACGGGATCGTACATGCGAAAACGCTTGGCCGCAACGTCACGATAACCTTCTAAGAAACCCGGATCGTTCTTGTGTTGATCGTATACGCTTTGTCCCTTGGCCATTATATCTAGCCTACTGTATACGTTGCGTATCGAGTATGGATTAACAGATTTGAACTGTAGTCTAGCGGCCTTCCGTCCAGCCTTACGGCCCTTACGGGTACCCCACTTCATACCCTTAACGCCATAGTGGGCAAGTTCAAGTTCGATACTCAAAATACACCTCCCTATAGCTTGATATCGTAGATGCCGGTCTTAGTGTACTTGTTGTACATGTTACGGACTTTCAGGTTGTTGTTGGTGGCAAGCTTACGCTTAACCACGTTGTATGCGACAGGTCCGCCAATTGAAATGACGCTGAGTGCGGTTCCCGCAGCAAGCTGACGGCCAACCCAACGACCCTTATGCTTCTCTTCCTTACTCGCGATTTCACGAGTCTTGGCGTCTCCATGTCGCTTAGCGGCTTCGTGACCCTTGCCATGCCATTTGATCTGCTTTCGAAGTTCCTTTTGCTTGGCCTTCTCGAAAGCAGCTTCATGTTCGGTACCTCGCCACTTTGCATTGAGCTTTTTGGTCTTCTTCGTGGCGGAATTACGAGTCATCGAAAGTAGCGCGTTTGTGCCACGGATATGCTGTTGCGCAGCCTTCTTACCCGCCATGTTGGCGCGAACCCTGCGAACACCCCAGCGCATACCTTTAACACCGTAGTGGGCGAGTTCGTCATCGACGAATGTGATTCTTGTAGACATTGTAGATCTTCTCTCCGTGCTTGGTGTAGACGCGTGATTCAGGGGTCTTCAACCGGCTCATACCGTAGTCGCTGATAGCCATCACGGCGTTCAGAGACATTTGAGCAGCAGCGCTTGTAACCTTTTCTTCGAACTTCTCTCGGTATTTGGTTACCATGCGCGAGGGCATACTCTTAGGCTGGTAAAGGCTCTTGTACTGCTTCTCGAGGTTTCCACGATTGATGTGATCTTGGAGTTCCTGATTAGACATCTCCGAGATACTCTTGCGAGGTGTGCTCTTGGACTTCTTACGAACGCCCCATCGCATACCCTTGACGCCGTAATGCGCCAACTCATTCGGTGTAAGGGGTAACAACGCTCAACCTCCATTCGAGTTCGTTCTTGGCCTTAGTGAGCGCGTCCTGAACCGTGGCGGATGCCGAGGGATCGAAGAGTAGCTTCGTACTAAGCTTGATGTACGTGAGGATTTGACTCGGAATCTCGTTAGCGTAGGTATCCATGGTGTACGACGGGGTCGTATCCATGATCTGACCAAGCGTAAACACCGAGACATCGATGTGACTGGTGATGGCGTCGTCGAACGAAGCGTCATCTTCCTCGATACCGAGATAGTCCTTCACGCTCTGGAGTAGGGTTGCCATAGAATGGTGTCTCCTTCCGTTCGGACGTGTCCGACGAACCTTGACGTCTCCAATGTTCCATAGTGAATCGCGTTATGGGTGTCTAGGGACACCGTGATGAGATTCTCGGGATCTAGGAGCGCCCTACTTCGGTGAAGTACGTCGTCGGGGGTGATTGGGTTGATGTGATGGATATACACCGCATCGAAAATCTCGTAACCTTCACACGCGAGATCTCTTCCGAGGTCTCTAGTGATGATATGGTTACGCAAGTCGCGCCACTCCCTAGACGTGTAGAACGTTTGGTTCAGATGTCTCTGGTGTGCAAACGTCTGTTCACCGACAATACCCGTCAGGCGTAAGTATCGGTATCGTTCCTCGAAGGATGGTAGCTCAATGCATTCAGAATACGTCTTCAGATCCACCGGAGTACCTCCTCATGGCTTCGACGGCTTCCTTAACGAGCGCTTCAGTGCGTGCAGCGGAAGCAATGCTATCCGCCTTGGCCTTGACGAGCTCTGTCTCCTGACGAAGCTTCTCTCTTTCGAGTTTATCGCGTTCGCCAGCTAGCTTGAGGTAGTGATTGATCGTGGAAGGCGATGCCGTTCCGTCTCGCAGCTGCTTCTCGGCCAATGCCACTGCGAGATTGATCAGTCTATTCTCCGATTCTTCGGGAGTGCGCGGGGCTTTACTGTTCCGCGCCACGAGTTCTTGTTCCTTTCGACAGAGTTACCCTGAGTTCTGGGACGTCCTAGAGCGCGGACCAACTCTGAAAAATCCTACTGGGAAGAAGCAACCAGTTCTCTAGGACATCTCAGAA